CAGCTTTTGGCAAGTAGGGTATGCGCAGATATTCTATGGGGATTTGCCGGGACTGATCCGAAAAAAGCATACCAAGCCCGGCCGAAGCTCTGATGTCATAGACAGGAATTTCTTGCAGTTCGGGTGATGGTGCAGGCACCTTTTCTTTGGCCAATTTGACCAATTCACCGCCGGTTTCGCTTTTTTCCATCGTGTTGCGTAGCATAGAACCCTTACCGGTTAAAAGCCACTCCGGGTTATATTGTTGAAAATTTTCAACTATCTTTATTAGCCATTTACTTTGAATATCTGTTCCTTTACTTAATGCTCTACTTAAAACACCTTTACTTGCACCGATAATGCGTTCTAATTCGGTAATAGTTATAGATTCTCTCCTTGTTAATTCCTTAATGCGGTTTAACAGGTTCTGAGAATTTGGTTGAAATTTTTCATCAATAACTTGCATAGTTGAAAATTATCATCTATCTTTGTTTCATCATTTAACCAATGTAAACCAAAAGTATGAAAAAAAGCGGATTTACGCCAAAGGAAATCAATCTGCTGAAAGGTAACTACCGGAGAATAGGCAAAAAGCACGGCGTGTCGCGTGTATATGTGCGTGCCTTGGCTATTGGCGCCAAGCCGCTAAGCACACCAAAGGCACGCCGCATATACCACGATTTGGAAAGATTGCTTGAAACCCTAAAAGAAGTAAGCAAATAATTCGGCAGGTGATAGAGGTGTATAACGACATATTATGTATACAGGCCGGGTGGCTTATAGAAAAAGGTATAATAAGTAAGTCTAATTACGACAAGTTAAAAAGATTAGGACGCATAAAAGTTGTTCGTCGCGCCGCATATATGACGCCTGCCCTGGTGGAATGGGACAGTTTGCCCGGGAGATATAAGGAGAAAATAAAAGCCATACTGGGCGGTGATCCAAAAGAGATGCATCACAGGTGGGTATTTTCCGATTATTTGACACAGGATACGCGCGCACTGGAATGGTTACGCAATTACCGGACGTCGGAAGGTAAGGCGCTTACCGATAAACTTATTCGCACTTATTATGCAAAGATTATAGTATTTAATGCCATAACAAGCATAAGAAAAAACCATACGGGTATTTTACACACAAAAGGAATGAATGAAACCAGGTTGTGGAAAGCCCTGGCCGAAGTGATTCATCATTTGGATGAAGAAACCTACCCACATCGATTACCGCGCAATTATCGCCGGCTCAAACAAAAATATTTTGAATACATGCATCGCGGATACGAAGCCATACTTCATGGAGGTATTGGCAATAAGAATAAAGAAAAACTAACATCGGAAGCCAAAATATGGGCTTTAACCCGCTGGGCCGACCAGGTGAATCGCGTTTCAAGTTTAACGCATTTACTTGAAGAATACAACAACATAGCTACCAAAAAGGCATGGGCCAAGTTGCGAACCGAAGAAACTTTGCGTAATTATTTATACAGGGAAGACATTCGGCACCTATGGTGGCATGCGCGTTACGGAGAACGAACGGCCAAAGAGAAGTTTACCTATCACATGGGAACACGACTACCCAAATACAGGGATAGTTTATGGTATGCTGATGGCACTAAACTCAATCTATATTATCTAACCGACGATGGCAAGATAGGCACACTTACGGTTTACGAAGTAATGGATGCCTATTCGGAAGTATTCCTAGGTTTTGCCATAGGCGAGCAAGAAGATTACCAATTACAATACAAGGCGTTCCGAATGGCGGTAGAAGTATCTGGCTATCGTCCGTATCAAATAAGTTTTGACAATCAGGGCGGACATAGGAAAGGCAAGACAGGAGAACTATTACGTAAGCTAACACACCTTGCCATAAATACCCAACCATATAATGGTAAAAGCAAGACAATAGAAAGTGCATTCGGACGATTTCAGCAACGCTATTTAAAAACCCAGTGGAACTTTACCGGGATGAATATTACGGCAAAACGTAAAGAAAGCCATATAAACAAAGAATTTTTATTGGCAAATAAAGAATTTTTGCCATCACGCAGCGATGTAATAGCCCAATATAAACGATTGCGTGAAAAATGGAATATGGCGCCCCATCCACGCACGGGCATACCCCGATGGGAAATGTATCAAAACTCCAAAAATCCCGACACAGAGCGTATTGGCCGAATGGATTATGTGGAACTCTTCTGGACAGAACGTGAAAAACCGGTGCGACTTACTCCTTACGGATTAGGGTTTAAGGTAAATGGAGTTAAGCGATGGTATATGAAATATTTGGATGACGGTATAACGCCCGATGTGCATTGGTTAAAACAAAACATTGACAAGCCGTTTTTCATTCGTTTCGACTATGAAGACGAAAGTGAGATATACATTTATGAACAAAGGGCCAATGGAAGAGCATTTGCAGGCCGTTTGACACCGAAAATTTTCGCTGCACGCGGAAAACAAGACCAGACGGAAATCGACATCAAACATATCAATGCATCCTTGCTGGCAAACAAACAATCGCGCATCGAAAGCCGCGATATGCTGGAAGCTATTTTAGAAACGATGGGAAGTTCGGCCACTCAACAGGGGTTCAATATTCCGGCAATTGCAGGAGTTGAAAGTACCAAACGCAAGAAACGTAAGGTAATTGTACCGGATTATTACAAAGAAGTAAGCCAAAAAACCGATATAGACGACGATGATGACACTGATATAAGGGCTTGGAAATTAATAGGAGAATAGAAAAGGCAAGCCATTATGAGCTTGCCACAACTAAACAAAAAGAACCTAACCAAAACAAATATAAAGATATGAAAAAAACACAAAAGGAACAAATCAGAAAAGCCCTTGGCACCTACATAGAGCGCATGGGCAGTCAAAACAGAGCCGCCACATCATTGAATGTGAGCGGAGCGACCTTATCGAATATTATGGCCGGTAAGTGGGAGAAGATTTCCGATGCCATTTGGCGGCAAATAGATGCAGGGATAAATACGGTTTCCGATGGATGGAACTTGGCGGCAACCAAGGACTATGAATTGCTGAATCGTCTATTTATTAATGCTAAGCAGAATGCCATGGTGATGGCTATTACAGGCGATGCCGGAACCGGAAAAACTGCCGCGGTAAAGGATTTTGCGTCAAAGTATCGCAATGTTTATGCATTACATTGTAGTGAATATTGGAATCGCAAGTATTTTCTTTCGGAACTTATGCGCCGAATGGGACGTGAATCTGGCGGCCTTACTGTGGCTGAAATGATGGATGAAGTTGTAGCGCACATCAAACGCCAGGAGCATCCATTGGTTATTTTAGACGAAGCAGATAAACTCCCGGATCAGGTCTTACATTTTTTTATAACCCTTTTCAATGAATTGGAAGATAGGGCCGGTATTATTTTGATTGCAACAAACTATCTACGCAAACGTATTTTGCGTGGCGTTAAACTGAACCGCAAGGGTTACAAAGAAATCTATTCACGTATAGGCCGAAAATTCATAGAGCTTCGGGGTCTTGGTTACGCTGATGTTTTGAATATATGTCATGCAAACGGCATAACAGATGCAAAACGCATTAAAAAAGTTTGGGAAACATCGGAAGGCGACATTCGTCGTGTAAAAATGAAAATTATGGCAATGAAAGCCATGGAACAACAAACCGTAAATGTTTGAGCTATATGGCCAAGCGTGCTCTTTCAGTACGGGATGTGCTAAATAAAAAGTATGACCTTTTGCCTTTTGATGGGCGATGGGCTCGTTCTTTTGGACGTCCCGAACTTACAGGCAGCTGGATAATATGGGGAGACAGTGGCAATGGAAAATCACGTTTCGCCCTACAACTTGCAAAACAATTAGCGCAACATACAACGGTATTATATAACAATCTTGAAGAGGGAGTTAGTTTGTCGTTTCAAAAGGCATTGCGTGAAGAAAATATGGATACGGTTACAAACTTTAAAATTATTGATGGTGAAGAGATTGATGAATTAATCAACCGATTGAAGCGTAAGCGAAGTCCGCGCGTAATAATTATCGACAGCTTACAGTATTCGGGGCTAACATATCCTACTTATAAACGATTGAGGGCCATGTTTCCGCGAAAACTATTCATATTCATTTCACACGCCAATGGCCGCCTACCGGATGGAAGGACAGCTAATAAAATACGTTACGATGCCTTTATAAAAATACGCATCGAGGGTTTTAAGGCATTTCCTATGAGCCGCTATGGTGGCGGGGAACCCTATGTAATATGGGAAACAGGAGCCGATGAATATTGGTCAAACATACAAACAGAAAAATTATGAACTACCACGAAAGACTGCAACAACTCCGCCGTTCCGACCGCATCCTGCGCCGTATGGGCCAGCTGCGGGAAATGCTACTGTCGGAAAACCTGCCCAACGACGGGCTCCGGCAGAGCTTACAGGCCGAATATCGGCAGCTCAAAGCGCAGTTGGACAATGAAATGCGCTTTGTCAAAATACTTTGGCACCCGGAGTCGAAGCTCTTGGTTTATGCCGAGAACAACACGGTGATTAGCGCCATTAGCGGCGACATTGCCGAGCGAAAGTTTAACCGTATTAAAGAACTGATCAACATTGAAAAAAACAACGACTATGACAACGAAGAACACCAAACTGCCCAAAC